TGTGTCTGGCACAGGCAGGTTGGCTTGCTCTGACACTGCTGAGACTTTTCCTTGTGCAGATACTTTCGTACCGTCTAAGGCGGCAACTGGTCCGCCTGTTAGTTTGTTAACGGCTCCTGTTCCTGCGTCTAATGCACTGCCTGCAGCATCCGTCGCGGCAGCCGTTCCACCAGCTACTAATCCAGCGGCACTAGTAGAATTTGTAACCAGGTCGGGATTAGGAACAGGATCTTTAAATAGAGCCTGGGCGCGAATTGACGTGCGTCTGTTGGCGAGTGTCTCTGCACCGGTTAATGGTGAACCGATCGATGTGTTTTTTAAATCTACTTCGAGGTTTGGGGTAGTGCCGCCAATTTCTTGCGGCGAAGATCCAACAGAACTTGTATCCGCAGCAGGGATAAGATCTTCTGCTCTTTGTCTTGCTGCCGTTTGGTATTTTGCAAATGCCTTTGGATTGCCAGCCATGTTATAGTCCTAATGCTGTAACAAGGGTATTCTTAGATGGCAAATATATTTGTTGGTTGGTAGCAAAATCAAATGTTGGGTCCTTAAGGACGCTAGGATTTCTAGCACTAAACACCCACCATAGTCCTGCACTGCCATATAAATCAAACGCTAACAAATCTGGTCTAGCGTTATAATGAGATTCAATTGTGTACAATCTATCTTCTTGGAAGCGAGGAATTGCCCTGTGAGTCATTACGTCTAATCCTAGACGATATATTCCTGTGTCAGCATAAGGGCTTTCTGTGTTATAAAAAACTTTTCGATTTGCCGCCATTAGATAAAGCCTCCGCCGCCAAGCTTGCCAGCGCCAGAAGGTCCACCAATAAGATTGCCTTTTGCAAACTCGGTGAATGTAAATTCGTCGTGTACTTTCTTCCTGCTGTATACAGGCTCGCATTGTATTGTCATTGTCATTGCAGATGGTAATCTAGTTTTAATTCTTTCTGGGGAATTAAACGAGAAGACTCCTGCTTGTTGTGCTTCTTGAACATATGCTTCAACATAGTCTACATCGTCGGGCATGTCGCTAGCATAAGAAGTAATGACAATAGGCACGTTAGGTAAAAAGTGCGTACCGTAGCCATTTAAATATAAGACCGGAGGCGGTTGGCCCGCATTGTCTTCCTTACCCCAGAACATTTTAGTTGACGCTCTGAAAAACATCATTGCTGCCAACATGTATCTTGCTTCCTTAGGATTCTGTGCGGTAAAGTCGCCAGTTATACCAATTGCGGCTACTCCGCTGTTTTTGTAAGTGTGAACAGGATAGTTACTATGTGTTGGTTGATTGGTATCATAATTTGCAGTGTACGATAATGTTACTCGAGGAGTATATGGAAACACTACTCCGTTGGTTGCCTGTAACGGAGCCATTAATGCGTTGGTGCCATCTTTATAAAGATATGTAGACTGTGGTGCTGCACTAACTCGAACCCGCCAGTCTTCGGGTGCCTCAGGCAATTCTTGACCTAATAGAATTGAGATCGCGGATTTTCTGTCACCTACTAATAGCTGATCAACAACCCCGGACGCTTTGGCATTCCGTGATCTAGTCTCGCTTAAACTTCTTAATTCTGCATCTGTTGGCATAATACCGTTCTCCTTGACTTATATTTATCAAGCCGTATAATAGCAGTATATTATCATTAAACGTCTATTAATTTTGGACAATAAAAATACCCGTAGAGGTAAAAGATGATAAATACAGTTCCATAATAATAATAATAAAGAGGAATATCAATGGCACGTAAGCATAATTACCTGAACAACAAAGACATCCTGACAGAAATACACACATCCAAAAGAACATATTGCACATACCGTAACGAAGAACTAGATCACCAATTCGACCTAATACTAGATCATATTGACGACATCAATGGTGACGGAGTATCTGTTGCGTCGACTGTTCATCCTGACGCAATATGGCACACAACAATTACCAATAAGATTAAACGGACTAGCAAACATGGTACAAAGTTTGTTACGAAGTTGACGCATGGAACCTATGCAAACAAACATGGAGAACACTTATCTCCAAAAGCTGAGCTGGATAGCATTCTGAGCATTGTGCCGAATATCCAAATTGCAAAAGACAACAAGGCGAAGCGCATTGCAAAAGGCGCATATGACGCCGCAGTGTTCGCAGGCGAAAAAGTTAAGCAAGCGCAATTTGCGATTGATCCATATAGTTACACACTTCAGGATCTTGTGTTCCGGATTAATACATTCGAACACATTCCATTAGCGCCACCAAAACCCACAAAGGTAAAGGCAAAGCGTAAGAAAATTATCGAATCAGATCTGTTACACGATGTTTCCGACGATGGAGATTTAATTGAGACTCCGCCGGATAAAATTAAATACGTAAGAGTTAACTTCCCTCCATTTTTCCATTACAGGTTTAACGAGCGCGAACAGTTATTCCAAGTTGCTCAATCTCATTGGGTTGGCGAGTACAATGGTGAAGGATTTGATGGAGAGTTCAATATCGAACATGACGACGGACATATGACTGAGAAGTTAGCAAAAATGTTCCGCATGTTATGTGAGCGATATGCTACCAAAGCAAACTGGCGCGGATACACGTATAACGACGAAATGCGCGGACAAGCTATGCTTCAGTTATCTGTAATTGGATTACAGTTTAACGAAATGAAGAGCCAGAATCCGTTTGCATATTATACAGCGGCAGTGAACAATGCGTTTTGTCGTGTACTCAATATTGAAAAACGTAATCAATCCATACGTGATGACATTCTGGAAATGAATGATTTCACACCAAGTTATTCTCGTCAAAACGAGCATGACATGGCAAGGGCAGGCAATCTGCCGCAGTCCAATCATGGAGATGTCATTAGTATTGATCCGGCCACTGGAGAACGAAAAGTATTAACAGCAATGGACGTTGAAGATATTAAGTTTGAAGCAACAGGAAAACGTCCTGTTATTAAGAAGCCAAAGGCAAAGAAGAAAATTGTCGCTAAACCGAAGTTCCCTAGAACTACATTAGCCTAAACCACACACGCAGGCCCCTTGGCCTGCGTTTTGTGTGAGCATTTTTTACTGCACTCCTGCAGAAACAGATAATTATAACTATGCCGAAGCAAAACTTATTTAAGAAAGCGGCTGTATTTACGGACATTCATTTCGGACTCAAGTCTAACAGTATCGTCCATAATACAGACTGCAATAATTTTATTGATTGGTTTATCGATGTAGCAAAGGAAGAAGGATGTGAAACATGTTTGTTCCTAGGCGACTATCACCACAACAGATCATCTATGAATATCTTAACGTTGAACTACATTATGATAGGATTAGAGAAACTCAACAATGCATTCGAGAAGGTATACTTCCTTCCTGGCAACCACGACTTGTATTACAAAGACAGACGCGACATCCACAATGCTGTATGGGCTAAACACTTAACCAACGTTACAATTATTGACGACTGGTTTAAAGAAGGTGACGTAACGATCGTTCCTTGGATGCTTGGCGACGATCACAAAAAGATTAAGAAGATCAAAACCAAATATGTGTTCGGCCACTTTGAACTGCCGCACTTCTTTATGAACGCAATGATCACAATGCCTGAGCATGGCGAACTTCGCAGGGAAGATTTTGACCAAGGCATCGAACATGTTTTTAGTGGTCACTTCCACAAGCGACAAACATACAGGAACATTTCTTATATAGGAAATGCATTCCCACATAATTATTCAGACGCGGGTGATGATGAACGAGGCTGTATGATACTTGAATGGGGCAAGCCACAGAAATACTTTAACTGGCTAGAGTGTCCTAAGTATAGGAACCTTGGATTAAGAGAATTATTAGATGACGCTGATAATTTATTGAAACCCAATATGCATATACGAGTAACGATTGATATTCCTATTAGTTACGAAGAAGCCAACTTCATAAAAGAAACGTTTGTTGAACAGTATAAGTTGAGGGAGATAACATTACTTCCACAGAAAGACAATCACGAATTCGGAGATGCTACTGAGATGTCTTACGAAAGTGTCGATCAAATTGTTACGAGCGAGATACTTAAAATCGAAAGTGACACATACGAAACACAATTACTATTAAAGATATATGAGGACCTATAATGTTCAAGATTAATAACCTTACAATGCGGAACTTTATGTCCATCGGCAATGTTACGCAGGCTGTCTCGTTTGACAACGATCAACTTACCTTAGTGCTTGGTGAGAACTTAGACTTAGGCGGAGACGATGCAGGGGCAAGAAACGGCGTAGGTAAGACTACAATCCTTAACGGATTGAGCTATGGCTTATACGGAACTGCTCTTACTAAGATCAAAAAGGATAACTTGATCAACAAGACTAACGGCAAGAACATGATTGTTACTGTTGAGTTTGAACGTAACGGTCAGGTCTATCACATAGAGCGCGGAAGAAGAAAGAATACATTAAAATTTTACTGCGGCGATGATGAGCTTGCAGTCGAAGATGAAGCACAGGGAGATTCCAGAGAGACACAAAAAGCTATAGAAGAGGCTTTTGGTATGTCTCACGATATGTTCAAACATATTTTAGCGTTGAACACTTACACTGAACCATTTTTGGCTCTTAACAATTCTGACCAGCGTTATCTAATAGAGCAATTGCTTGGCATTACCCAATTAAGTGAGAAAGGCGAACGTTTGAAAGATGATACTCGAGAAATGAAGAGGTACATCGGACAAATGGAAGTTCAAATTGCGTCAGACATCGATGCAAACAAGCGTATCCAAACACAGATTGAGAGCATGGCTCGGCGTGGGCGTTTATGGGAGAAGTCTAAAACTGATAACATTAACGAGATGAATAGTGCGATCAACACATTAAACAAATTAGACGTTGATACAGAAATTACGCGCCACAGCGAACTTGCAGCGTGGTACAAATTATCTGACGACCTTAACAGAGTTGAAAAGGGATTAATATCCAAAAATGATTCTATTAACCGCACTACTAAATCACTTAACAATGTTATAGCAGACATTCAAACACTTCAAGCCAATACTTGTCATACCTGCGGCCAAGAGTTTCACGGAGAGGATAATAAGAAAGCAATAGAAGGTAAACAGAATGATGAAACTGACTATGCACAACGACTTGAAACATTGATTGCTGACCGTGCTGAACTAATTAAAGAAGGTGATACATTAACAGATCTTGGCGAACAGCCTAAGACTTATTACGCCGACATTGAAGATGCATACAATCACAGAAATTCTATTATCAATTTAGAAGAGCAGGTTAAAGCCAAAGAAGAGGAAAATGATCCATACCAAGAGCAAATTTTGCAGATGCAGGACGAAGCTCTTAAAGAAATTGATTATACTGAGCTGAATGAATACTGCAAGCTTCGTGACCACCAAGAGTTCTTGTACAAGCTTCTAACAAACAAAGACAGCTTTATTAGAAGGCGCATCATTGAACAAAACCTTGCACACTTAAATTCCAGGTTGGGTTATTACTTAGACGAGATGGGATTGCCGCATCAAGTTACATTCTTAAATGATCTGTCCGTTGAAATTACAGAGCTCGGTAGAGATTTGGACTTTGATAACTTGAGCAGGGGCGAACGTAACAGATTAATCCTAAGCCTGAGCTGGGCATTCCGAGATGTGTGGGAAGCATTATATCAACCTATCAACTTATTGTTCATTGATGAACTAGTTGATTCCGGACTTGATCCTAAGGGCGTTGACTCTGCACTTGCTGTTCTAAAAAGAATGTCAAGGGATAGAGGCAAGAGCGTTTGGCTTGTGTCGCACAAAGAAGAACTAATTAGCAGAGTTGGTAGCATCCTTAAGGTACGCAAAGAAAACGGATACACTAATTTTGCACAAGATGAATAAATAAGATAACTAATACAAACAGGAAAATTATTATGACAACACATGAACAAATCCAGCTGCAATTTGCAGCCTACCTAGCTGAGAATGCTAAATTTGAAGAGAAGGGCATTAAAGCCTCTTCTGCCCGTGCCCGCAAGGCATTAGGCAATATTGGTAAGCTAGGCAAAACTCGCCGCGCCGAGATCCAAAACAAAAAGAATAATATGTAAAGAATTCGTTGGCGAGCGGTTGGAAGCTATTTGTAGTAAAAATCAGTAATACTGAATTCTGCAAATAGCTTTTTTAAACCTTTAGTTAGCTTCTTTGATTTAGGATATGCGGGAATTTTCTTCTTAGGATATTTTAACTTGAAAAGCTTGATCATTTTATTAAACGAAGCTTTTTTAACCTTAGGTGCTTTTGGCACCTCACTAGGATGTATGTGATACACTCCATCCTCATTGAGAGCTCCAGCCTCTATGTAGTCTGCTAAATTGCGCAAGAATGTAGGCAAGTCTATCGGATGCTTTGATTCATCTGCTCCGTAATAACGTTTCCAGTTATTAGTAATCTTGCCTTCTAAAGCATTAGCACGGAACTCAATAGCATTACGGATAGTTCCTTTGTTAGGTGCATAGTCTTCAGATTTTAATTTATGAATATGGTCTAGCGTCATGCTACTTAATTCAACACGGATACCGAGCAACGGACAAATTCCGTTGTTCCGCTTATGTAGTTTTTCCTTAAGGGGAAGTATATCTTTTTGCTTTAGCTCTTTGAATGGCATTTTATTTTTAATGTTAATTTCGTATATTTATCTACCATAATAATGCGGACAGGAAAAATACAGGTGGGCAGTCAACGAGTATAAGTAACAACAAGGAGAGATCAATTAAAAATTTTTATGCCACACCTGCGTGGAGATCACTACGCAAAACAGTATTAAAAATGTATGGCGATCGATGTATGAATTGCCTGCGTTCTCCAGCGGACACAGGACGTTCGCCACATGTTGACCATATCCAGGCACGGAGTCTTTTTCCTATGTTGGAATTAGAAATAACTAATATGCAGGTGTTATGCGAAACATGTAATTGCGATATTAAGAAAACAAGAACCATGGATTTCAGGTCGAAGTCCAATATTAAAGTATTAGAAAGCCATGTCGGCCATCCTGTTAAAATATTGTATAACCAGAAGCCTGCTTGGAAAGAACGAGAAGACAGAGCAACTAAAGCTAGGGCAGCTAAAGCTTTAGCCACTAGAGGAGTTAAGAAAAAGAAAATAACTCACGTGTTGCCATTGGTAGAAGCTAGGAATAAACTATCAGACGCTTTAAAAGCCAAGAGGGCAGCTAAAGAAAATCCAACAGTACGACCAGGAAAGTATACAAAGGAGAGAGTGCTAGAGCGGAAGCGGAAGCGAGCAATTAAGACTGCCAAGCATGAAGCAAATCGGAAGGCTAATTTAGAATTAATAAAGCCCCACAGAATTCAACAAGCGCACTGGGATAATATGAAACCCAGTCGTAAGAAATTAATGGTGCAGAGATATTCTGCAGAAGGAAAACATAGGAAAGCTAATAAAAGGTTATCGGGCCGATTTAATACCGACTGAGGGACAAGGCGCGTCTAATAACGTAAGCCGCTCGCGATAAACTTCGCAAGTTATAAAACTTAAATAAGTGTCATGCCATAATGAGTGAACGTAAAGGGCATGAGCGTGATAACGGCCGGTCTGTTTGCTGTTAGATAAGAACCACGCGGAATACGAGCAGGGCTAGTAATAGCCGATGAAGGATAGTCAACCCTACATCAGTAATCTGAAACAGAAATCTGCAACTAGAGCGTATCTATGAATCTCCTAAAATTTTGGGTAGGTTTGTATTTACGTTCTGCTGACTTTAATTTCATATAATTAGAGAGCAAGGCGATAAGGTTTAAGCATTCGTTTACGAATGCGCAAACAGCTGAACTTTGTTCAGCTCTATATTATAAGATATGATATCGACAGGTGCGACTTATCAGTCAGATTTTTCTTTAGAGAAACATTCTGTTTCTGTTGTCTTTCGTTGAAGACAAACTCCTTTGTTCTCGCTTCGCGTTCGCGGGCTCCCGGTCTTCTCGAAAGGCAGGATCTGTCGGTAAACCTCTAAATGGGGTTTGGTTAGCTTAAAACCAAGTGCTTTCTTCTGCGTGGTTATCTCCGGAGGGGGCGCGCCTTAGAAAAAAGGCAATCCTGTCTTGCTAGTCGCTTCTAAATTCTGCTCGAATAATTTAAACGCTTCTTCTCGTTGGAGGGGTGACATAGCATACGCTTGATCGATATTTACACCGCCGCGCATAATCCATGTCAGTTTGATTAGTTCCTTGTGTAAGGCTTTCACGTCTTTGTCCATTTTATCAAGCAGTTTTACGACTGCCTCATTATCCAGTCGTAAAAGCCTTATTCGAAAAAATTTGCTTGATTGAACTCCACTGTAACATCATACTTTTTAAGACAGCCGTCATGTTCGCATGTTGATTTAAATGGAGGATATTCTACTGCGGTCGCCATTAATGTAATAGCATCCCTAATTTGTTTAGCTACATTCCTCGACGCATTATGGACGAACTCAGTTATTTGATCACGGTCAACAACAGTCTGTCCATTCTTAAGTGTTATTGATTTAATTGCGATAGCAACTGATTCAACACTATGGTTGGCTAACTTCATAAACATTTTTTCAAGTGCCGCTGTCTTCTCTTCATCGGAAAGTTCCGCGCCAGCTAACTGTCTTGTTAATTGTCCTTGTTCAAATGAGGCACGTTTATTTTCGTTTATAAATTTCCATGTGTACGGCTTTAACACAAAATCTAATCCTTGTATTGTTACTTTATTTTCAATGGTGCCTTTTGGAATACTATCTAAGACTGCGCGAAGGTCAACATTATTCTCATTGATTTCATTGCAGTGCGGGCAGGTAGTTGTAATTTCCATGTCGTGCTCGTAGGACGCAATACGTATGGCTATTAAGATTGTGTCAACATCCTGGCCAGGCATTTGATATGCATCTTTAATAGCAGGAACACAACTTTGAATAGTTTTGGATACACTGCTACCGGACAATAGACCTTCTGGAGATTTCATAACCATTTCATCTTTTGCTGTCATTGGATACACATCAATTAATCCATCCTCGGGATAATTTAATGTACCCGGCGGATAAAATTTACCTTGCGATGGTAATTCTATCTGTATTGCAGGAACCCTAAAATAAGATTCTAAGGGATTTGCTGGTGCCGGCTCAAATTCCGGTTCTATTAATGCAGTTGGTGTAGGTACTGCAGACTGTGGCGTAGGCTCTATAGGTTTAGTCTCATCGTTCATTTTTATTTTCCATAAATAGTAAGTACAAGTATATATGATGACATCATTATATACGTATATTTATTTGAATTTGAATAGGACAAAATATAAATGGCACAAGATATCGAAACTGAAATGAGAAACCTCACTAAGGCGATGGGAGTACAAAGTAAAGCGATAGACGCGTTCATTAAAATAATGGGCAAACAAGTCACCGCAGCAAAAAAATCCGCTGGCGTAGAATCAAAACTGTCTGGGGATTCAATGACCGCATTGCTAGAGAACCTTGATGACCTTGCCGATGAAATGAGTACCTTTGATCGAGCCGTTGAGAATTCTGCGAAAGTATGGGGCAAATTTACTACTCATGTATCCGGCGCAGCTCAAGCAATGGGCTCATTTATCGACGACATAGCAGCAAGCGGCGATGGCTTGGGCATGTTTAAAAGTTTTATAAAACCTGCAACAGATATGATTGAAGGTTTAGCAAATGCGGCCGGAAGCTTAATGGAAGGGATGGGCGATCTGCTAAGTAAATTAGGCCCTGTGGGAACAATGTTCGGCTCAGTAGCCGCTAAGGGTGGCGAAGCAGTCAAAGCCATGGGCAAAGTTGCGGCCGGCCTAGTTGGATTCGCTGCCAACTTACTATTATCCAACGTAGAACAATTATGGGATATGTTCTCTAGCGTTACCTCAGCTGGAGTATTATTTGCAAATGGTTTAACTGAAATGAATCAACAAAGAGAAATGATGTTGTTGACAACAAAAGAGTACAGCGAGCTAATGAAAAATGCGGGTAGTGATTTATTAGTCTTCGGTGGCTCCCTTGCAAAAGGTGCTAAAGAATTAGCAAAAGTAACACGGGCCAACGCTTCACATAGAACAGAATTAGCAGCTCTTGGTATCACTTACCAAGAACAAGCTGAACAGACTGCAGACTTCATGGCAATGATGAGTAGAACTGCCCAGCTTCGAACATTATCCGATCAGCAAATCGCTGATCAAAGTTATGAATACATGAAGTCCTTAAAGGTAATATCTGCTTTAACAGGTAAGACCGCAGACGAAATGAAGGCTGAGAGAGATGAAGCAGCAGGCAATTTAGCGTTCCAAGCTAAGTTGGCTACCTTGAGCGCCAAGCAAGCACAAGAAGTTACCGCTGCAATGCGAGGTGTCCCTAAAGAAATGCAGGCAGCGTTTAAGGAATCAGTTGTGTTTGGTAAAGTTATGACAGACGTTGGTGCAATCACAACAGGAGCGGCCGGCCACATAGAAAAATTTGCTTCTGCAGTAATGCGTGGAGAACAATCTGCAATTGAAGGACTTGATTCTTTTAAGAATGGACTAAGAGATGCAGGCCCAGAGTTAATGCGAAGAACATTAGAATTGCAAGCAACTGGTATGGCAGCAATGGTCGGCGCCGGCAGCCCAACTATAGAAGCCATCAATTCATTCGGTTCAGCATTCATTGGCGAATTAGCCGCAGCTAGAAAATATGTTGCAGGCGATGCGCAGGCAGCAGCAAAAGCAGGCATTACTGGACAAAAAGGCGGCACCGGCGATCTTATTAATACAATGCAGGTCCAACGTGATATCCAAAACGATTTAATGAAGATGACGGTCAACAACATGCCGAAAATTGCGTCAGGCATGAAAATTATAGCCGACACAACAAAATGGGCCCTCGAAAAAGCTATGGAACATGGATTCGATCCTGCAGCATTAGCTCTGGAATTATTTAATGCAGCCGTCCCCGATGATATTAAAGCCGATCTTGTTAACATATACACTACCGGCGCCGACGCTCTTGAAACGGTCGGCGAATATAAAGACGACAGTGGAATTTCACAATGGGCAGATAACTTTTTGAAAGTTACTGGCTTTAGGGATAAAGAAGTAAATGCATCCGACGAAGAGGAAACTGTTGGCTTCACTGGATTTGTTCCTCTTGAATTTTTCAGAGCTCAGAAAGCTATGGCCGAAGGCATATTAAAAATGACCGGGTTAATGGAAGAAGATAAAAAACTTACCCAGGCTCAGACAGCCGCACAACAAGCGCAAGCAAGAGCCACCGAGAAACTGGCTAACAACGACAGCTAATTTTTCTTTTTATTCATTAACTATGTAGATAAATAACAATATGACTAAGGAATTAATTTAAATGGCTAAACAAACTGGCTGGAAGAAGTATTTTAAAGCACCCCCAGCGAATGTAAGCCCGCTAGGCGGCGGTGGTGGTCCGAATGCCATAACAGGTTTTCGTAACTACCAATCCCAACTGCCTGACGTTTATGTCGGCCATCCTAATCGTCTAGAACGATACATGCAGTACGAACAGATGGACCTCGACAGTGAGGTTAATGCATCCTTAGACGTACTGTCAGAATTTTCTACGCAAACTAATATTGAAAACGGTACAATGTTTGAACTGGACTTTATAAAAGATCCAACTGAGAACGAAACTAAAATTATTAAAGAGCAATTAGAGAATTGGGTTCAGCTAAATGAGCTAAAGCAACGAGCATTTAGATTATTCCGTAATACATTAAAATACGGCGACCAATTATTTGTACGTGATCCAGAAACCTTCAAGTTATTCTGGGTAGACATGAACGATGTTATTAAAGTCATTGTAAATGAAAGCGAAGGCAAAACTCCTGAGCAATATGTTATAAGAAACATATCACCTAACCTACAAAATTTAAGCGCAACACAGAAACCTGTGTCCGATATGTATGTTAATCAACAAACAACAGGCGGCAACGCTGGTTACATGGCTCCTAGTGCATCGCAAGCAATGTCCGGCGGACGTTTCTCAATGCAGATGAACGAAATGGCTATTGACGCTGAACACATTGTTCATTTAAGTTTGACAGAGGGACTTGATGTTACATGGCCCTTTGGTACAAGCGTACTAGAACAAGTTTACAAAGTATATAAGCAAAAAGAATTACTAGAAGATGCGATATTAATCTATCGTATCCAACGTGCTCCGGAGCGCAGAGTCTTTAAGATAGACGTCGGCAACATGCCTTCGCATCTTGCTATGCAATTTGTTGAGCGTGTCAAAAACGAAATACACCAACGCAGAATACCTACCGAAACAGGCGGCGGAACAACGATGATGGATGCTACATACAATCCATTAAGTATGAATGAAGATTACTTCTTTCCTACATCTGCAGACGGTCGCGGATCAGACGTAACAACACTGCCCGGCGGTGAAAACTTAGGTCAGATTAACGATTTACTTTACTTTGATAATAAGTTAATGCGTGGTTTACGAATTCCGTCAAGTTATTTGCCTACTGGTCCTGAAGACAGTGGTCAAACATACAACGACGGACGAATGGGTACTGCACTTATTCAAGAATGGCGCTTCAATCAATATTGTATGCGTCTCCAGTCGCTAATGTGTTCAACGCTAGACAAAGAATTTAAAATGTTCTTAGCATGGCGCGGTATTAATATTGATAACAGCATTTTTGAGCTTAAATTAAATGAACCTCAAAACTTTGCATCATCTGCACAAGCAGACATTGATAGTATTAGACAAGGATCCTTCTCAGCTATGGTCGAATACCCATTTATATCTAAACGCTTTGCAATGCGTAGATACTTAGGCATGACTCCTGAGGAAGAAGTAGAAAATACTAAACTTTGGGAAGAAGAAAATGCAGAACCTGAAGGAACATCCGACGGTGAAGCTGATATGCGTTCGGCAGGTATCACACCTGGCGGCTTAGAAGGCGACTTAGATACGTTTGACGAACTTGAAGACGGCCTTGAAGGCATGGATGACGGTGATGACCTTGGCGCAGAACCTGATGAGGCCGGCGATGCAGGCGGTGGCGCCCCTCCACAGACCCCAGAATTGTAAATAACCGTTTCTGATAAATAACTGTATGAATTTGCAAGAAATGTTTTACGCACCTCCAGCAGAATATTCGTCTCCTCAAGACGATAATACTATTCTTAAAGGCCTTCGCGACATGCGCAAAACAAAATTAACATTAGCCCAGCTTAATAAAATTCGTGTTATGAATGACATGAGAACGTACGAAAAAGAAAAAGACCTCGAGCGGGTTAAAGCTCAATTTGCAGCACCTTCTGAAGAAGCATCCTTCTAATTAACCAAAATTAACCAAAACAGTGCCATTATGGGCTAGAATCCACCAGTTTCTAATAAATATCTTTGAACATAACATATAACTAACAAACTTAGAGGATTTTTATTATGAGCAAAACACAAGAACATAAATTTGCGGACTTGATCGAGCTTATTGTCAATGAAGACAACAAAGCTGCGAAGAAGTTGTTCCACGACATCGTGGTAGAACAGTCCCGTACAATTTACGAAGGTCTTATCGATGATGAAGACTTAAAAGAAATGGACGATGCTGACGATATTGAAGATATGGTTGATGATGTTGAAGCAGACGAAAAAGGACTTGATGAAGGTAATCTTTCCGTTTCCGTTGCAGAAGCAAAACAACTATTAGATTACATCGACGGCACACTTAACGAAGCAGACAGCAGCGAACTTCTACAACGAGTAGCTGAGCACTTTGACGTTGCTATGGAAGATCTTTCCACAACATTAGAAGGCGAAGGCGACGAATTACTTGACATCGCATACGGTGACGAAGAAGACGACATGGGCGGCGAAGAAGAATTCGGCGGCGAGGAGTCTGATTTTGATGCTGACGGCGAAATGGATGACCACGAAATGGACCATAGCGAAGATGATGTTGAAGATGACAGCCAAGAAGATCGCATTGTTGATCTAGAAGACGGACTTGATTCACTTCAAGCAAAATTCGACGAGCTTATCGGCGACGAAGGCATGGAATTTGATGACGAAGGCGGCGACGAATTTGGCGCAGACGACATGGGCGGCGACGAATTTGGCGCAGACGACATGGGCGGTGAAGAAGATTTCGGCGGTGAAGAAGATTTCGGCGGTGAAGAAGATGATGTTGAAGAAGGCATTGTGCGTGAATACGTAGAAAAGGTTACTGCTGCCGTTACAAACGACACAGAGCAAGAGTCTCCAAATACTAAATCTATCGTAGCTGGCAAGAACGACATGGGTGGAACAACTGCTAATATCGCAAAAGGCAGCCCTGATGAGAAAGGAGCTGGTAAAGTATCCGTTGGCAGTATTGATAGCAGATCTTTCCAAAATGATCCTAAGGCAAAAGCTGGCAAGACTTCCTTTAAGAAGAAAGAAACTGCTAAGAAAGCTGACGCTCCTGAAAACAAGAAGTCTTTGTTAGACGGACCTAAGGGCAAAGGCGTTAAAGGCAAGAAGTAAGAATGGCATACCTTAGAGAAAATTTAACATTCGACCAGGCTCAGATAGTAACTGAGTCTAGTAAGGATGGAAAGGATTTGTATCTTAAGGGTATCTGCATCCAAGGTGATGTTAAAAACGCTAACGAAAGGGTTTACCCAGTTAGGGAAATTACATCAGCTGTCGAAGCAGTGAACGAGCAAGTCAAAGGTGGCTATTCTGTTTTAGGCGAAGTAGACCACCCAGACGACCTCCAAGTGAATTTGGACCGAGTGTCACATATGATCACAGAAATGTGGATGGAAGGGGCAAACGGCTTCGGGAAGATGAAAATTTTACCGACTCCGATGGGCAACATTGTGAAAACGATGTTAGAAAATGGAGTAAAATTAGGAGTATCTAGTCGAGGCAGCGGAAACGTTAACGAGAGTACAGGTCACGTAAGTGAGTTTGAAATTGTTACTGTTGATTGTGTTGCTCAGCCTAGTGCACCAGGTGCATATCCTGTTCCGATATACGAAGGGATGATGAATATGCAGGGCGGATACAAGATACTGGATGCGGCGCAGCAATACACGCAATACCAGGATCGAAGGGTCCAGAAATATTTAAAAGAGTCTGTAGTAAGACTCATTAATGAATTAAAAATTTAGGAGACTAACCAATGCGAGACGCAATTAAATCATTAGTCGAAAACGGGATCATTACTAACGAAACTCGAGAAGCCATTACGGAAGCTTGGGACGAAAAAGTAATTGAGAACAAGGAAACTGTTCGAGCAGAGCTGCGCGAAGAGTTTGCGAATCGATATAAGCATGATAAGAGTGTTATGGTTGAATCTATAAACAAGATGGTAACCGAATCTTTAACTCAGGAACTAAGTGAATTTGCACAGGACAAGAGAACCCTAGCCAAGCAAATCGTTGCTCATAAAAGAACAATGAAAGAAGCGGCTAAGAAATTTGAATCCTTTGTTGCTCGTCAGCTAGCGGAAGAAGTAAATGAATTCCGTTCTGACCGCAAAGCGCAAAATGAAGCAACTAAGAAATTAGAGAAGTTCGTAATTGGACAGCTAGCTGAAGAAATCACAGAGTTTGCACAAGACAAGCAGGCATTAACGGAAACTAAAGTTAAGTTGGTCCGCGAAGCGAAAGCTAAGTTGGCACAGGTTGAGAAGAAGTTCGTTGCTAAGTCCGCAAGTCTAGTTAAAGAAGCAGTGTCACAAGGTTTACAGACCGAGATCACACAACTCAAAGAAGATATCTCTGCCGCACGTGAAAACATGTTTGGTAGAAAAATATTCGAGGCATTTGCCAGCGAATTTACTCTTACTCACCTTAGTGAGAATAAGGAAATCGCTCAGCTTCGTAAGCAAATTGGAAAGCGCGATACAGTTATTGCTGAATCACGTAAGACATTAGCTAAGGGCAAGAAATTAGTTGAAAGCAAGGATAAGCAAATTCGCGTTATCACTGAATCAACAGTACGAAACAAGAAGATTGATTCCCTAGTAACAAATCTTACTGCAGAAAAAGCAGGCACAATGAGAGAGTTATTAGAATCAGTAAATGATACGGCGCGTTTAGGTGCCGCTTTTGACAAGTATCTACCGGCAGTGTTAAACGAAGGAAGAAAGAGTAAGCAATATGCATCGAAAGGTGGAAAGCAAGCTCTAACTGAATCTCGTACGGCAATGACTGGTAATAAAAAAACTACTGCTAAGAAGCAAACACAAGTTGACGCAACCGTTGTTGACATTGCGACATTAGCAGGGCTTAAGAAAATCCAGGCGTAAGTCGGGATCTTAATTGACAACAATTTTAATTATTAGGAGAAATATATAAAATGTCTACACAATTATTAGAAGGCCGTTGGAACGATACTAAGACAGCCCTGTTAGAAGGGTTATCTGGTACACGTCGTTCGTCAATGCAAACTATTTTAGAAAATACACGTACTCACTTAAAAGAGAACGCTACATCGGGAGCAACAGCTTCGGGTAACATCGCAACGCTTAACAGAGTTATTCTTCCTGTTATTCGACGTGTAATGCCTACAGTTATTGCAAACGAAATCATTGGTGTACAGCCAATGCAAGGACCAGTTTCTCAAATCCACACACTACGTATTCGTTACGCAGATGATTTGACAGACGCTTCCACACCTGGCACTGATGTTAATGCTGGAGACGAAGCACTTAGCCCGTTCAAGATCGCAGAAGCATATTCTGGTGGTTCTACAGCAGGCGATGCAACTGGTCGCGCACAATCAACAGCAAGCCTAGAAGGCGTGCCTGGTCGTCGTATGAACGTCCAATTGATCAAACAAGTAGTTGAAGCTCGCACACGTAAGCTATCTGCTCGTTGGACTTTTGAATCTTCACAAGACGCACAAGCAATGCACGGCATTGACGTTGAAGCTGAAATTATGGCTGCACTTGCACAAGAAATCACTGTTGAAATTGACCAAGAGATCCTAGGATCTTTGAACTCTCTTGCAGCGATTGAAGAAGCTTACGACCAATCGTTAGTATCTGGTACTGCTACATTCGTTGG